AATGGCGTATCAGACGGCCAAAAAGGCCAAAGAACTGAAGCGCGATATGGAGGCAATCATCACCTCCAACCAAGCTGGTAATGCTGGTTCTGGCACTTCTACCGCGCGCAAGACGGCTGGTCTTCCGACTTGGCTTATCACGAACTCGCAGGCTAACGGTGCTACCGTTTCTGCGATGTCGGGCGCCAGCGGCAACGGCTATCCCGACACTGCATGGACGGGCCTCTCGACGGCAACTGACGTCGCCTTTACTGAGACTATGCTCAAAACTGCTATCCAGCAGGTCTGGGAGCAGGGCGGCGATCCGAAAATCCTCATGGTCAATGCTTACAACAAGACGGTTGCCTCTGGCTTCGCCGGTCTTGCTGAGCAGCGCATTAACTACACCAAAGCGCAGCCCATGAAGATTATCGCTACGGCGGACATCTACCTTGGCGATTTCGGTGAAGTCTCCATCGTTCCGAACCGCTTCTCGCCGGGCAACTTCGCGTTCGTTCTCGATCCCGAATATGCGTCGGTTTCGTATCTGCGGCCCTTCCGCACCTACGATCTGGCGAAGACGGGCGACTCGGACAAGAAGGAAATGGTGGTCGAATACGGCCTCCGTATCAAGTCCGAAAAGGCCCATGCTGTGATCGCCAACCTGATCGCTGCGTAACAACCAGAGGGGCGGGGAAACCCGCCCCTTTCTACATGAGGATGATATGGCCGACGAATACCGCCCTGGATCGTTTGTTCTGGACTATGACGCCCTGACCGGGACAGTCGAGAAAATGCACATCACGACTGACCAGAAACTCGTATTTGAACAGACAACAGATGTTCAGCAATTGGGCGATCTGAACCAATCTATTCGCAATGAGGTTTCCAAGAATGACCCCACCCCTGACGGGATGGTCAAGGTGGCGTCATTGCCCATGATGGTGTATCTTGATTTGAGGAAAAGGGGCATTCTTGGTGACAAGGTTGCCCTGAAACGCTGGCTTCAGACAGATGAGGCTCGGCCCTACAGAACGCACTGGATGACAAGCTGATGGCGCAGATTACCAACTACGCGACGCTTCAATCAGCCATTGCCGATTATCTCAATCGGCAAGACCTGACATCGCAAATACCTATGTTCATCCAGTTTGTTGAGAATGACATCAATACGCGGCTTCGTTGCCGCGAAATGATTGTGCGGGCCACAACCACAAATGATGAGGAATTTGTATCGCTCCCGTCTGATTTCATCGAGGCTGTAAATCTACAGATTGTAGATGGGAAAACACCTCTGAGATATGTGACTATTGACGAGGCTGACCAGATTAAGGCGTCTCAGCTTTATAGCAGTGTGGTCGCGTATTCTATCATGGACAGCGCCATCGAACTAATCCCGGCGCCTTCTGATAACGTCCAGATTGAGATGGTTTATTATCAGAAAGTCCCTGCGCTCTCTGATAGCAACACGACAAATTGGCTTTTGACCAAGGCGCCAGATGTGTACCTGTATGGCGCTCTAGTCCATTCTGCCCCGTTCCTCATGGACGATCAGAGGATAGGAACTTTTGGTTCGTTCTATTCCCAACGGGTTGAGGCGTTGAATGCTGCTTCTGACAGGGCTGTCCATAGCGGATCGCCATTGGTTTCTAGAGTTCGTAGGGTGTATGGATGAGCGAGTGTGAAGATTGGACAACTCTTCCATCTGGCTCTTCTAATTGGGCGTCACATGGGATTTTGCCCGCTTCATGGGTAGGCCAGTTGGAGCCTTCTTCAAGCTGGGCAATAAATGGAGTTTTATCTGCTGCGTGGATGCAGGAGTTAGAGCCTCCTTCTGAGTGGACAATCATCCAGAAGGTCAGATTGACTTGGGGACCGAAAATAAACCTTCTGTGGGGTAATTGCAGGTTCCTTGTCTGGTTGCAGAATTAAAGAGGACTAATATGGCTGACTCATTTACCTCAAACCTCAACCTGACGAAGCCAGAAGTAGGTGCTTCTAAGGATACTTGGGGTACAAAACTCAACAACGATCTTGATGATCTTGATGCTATCTTTTCGCCTAATGGTGATGGAACATCTGTTGGCCTGAATGTCGGGACCGGCAAGACGCTGGCGGCCACAAACGGAGCGGTTCTCCTCCCGGCTGTTGCATCTCCCGACCAAACCGCAGACGGCTCCGTTGTTTGGGATAGTGACGATAATGTTTTGACCGTTGGCACGGGGTCCGCCCGCAAGACCATGGTTGATACAGACAGCGCGCAGACGTTGACGAACAAGACGCTGACGAGTCCAACAATTTCTGGTGGCATAATCTCTTCAGCTACGTTGACGGCTCCTGCGCTTGGGACTCCGGCGTCTGGGGATCTTTCCAACTGCACGGCTCTTCCTTTGACAACTGGCGTCTCTGGTCTTTTGCCCGCTGCGAACGGCGGCTTGGGCGCGGCTTCACTAACTGGCTATGTGTTTGCTAACGGTGCATCAGCGGCCACGGCTTCAGCCAACATACCGAACTCTGCCCTGAGCGTTGCTACGTCTTCAGAATGGAAATCTAATACTGCGGATAAGCTGCTTGAAACAGATGTTGTCTGGGGCGCAATGGCGGAAGTCACGCTGACTGACGGAGCGACTGTTAACTGGGATATGAGCAGCGGCTTTGATTTCATTGTCACCCTTGGAGGAAATCGCACTCTGGCCAATCCAACAAATACAAAAGTTGGCCAAAAGGGCCGTCTCATTATTCAGCAGGACGGGACTGGCTCTCGCACTGTTACATGGGGCGGAAATTATATGTTTTCCAACAATATGGCCCCGACTCTGTCAACGGCGGCAAATTCTGTCGATGTCCTGTATTACGATGTTCGCGCGTCAAATTATATCATCGTCACCTTCGCAGGAAGGGGGTTTGCATGATACCGGGTATTATACCTTTTGGAGCGCCTATCCAAGAAGCGCAAACATATCAGTTTGGTAGATATACATACAACAGCGGGTATGTAATATTTGGCACGATAAACATCAATCTAAAAACAGTTGTCCCGCCAGTCATTAACGGAGACAACATGAGACTTGATGCGCTTTGGTGGCAAGGGGCATGGTGCGCCTTATGGCAGCCGCGAGTGGCCTTTTATTTCAAGTACGGCAATCCTTACTACTCTGGAATTATCAATGGCGGAACAAGTAAAAACCATTATATTTATTTTAACTATGATGGCGGGGAAACCGCTACTGTTTACCATGGATATTCTGGAGACTCGACGGATTTCAAGCAAGTCGAAGCATCAATTGATCGGTTGATATGGTATAATACTCAAGACCTTCCCTCAAATTACTTTGAGAAAAACCTCCCGGCTTAATGTTACAAAATGTTTATCGTCATTAGAACTGTATGGCAATCTGGAGATAAAAGTGGACACTCGCAGCGAAAGAAATCTGAAAGGCGTTCACCCTGATCTGGTCAGGGTGGTTCGGCGCGCTGCTGAGGATAGCGGCATGGATTTCATCGTGACTGAAGGACTGCGAACGCTGGAGCGCCAGAAACAACTCAAGGCCGCCGGGGCTTCAAAAACCCTCAAATCTCGCCATCTGACAGGACATGCGGTGGATGTCGCCATCCAGCTTGACGGCAAGGTTCGCTGGGATTGGCCGCTCTATGCTAAATTCGCCAAGGCCATCAAAGCTGCGGCTCGTGCTGAGAAGGTTTCAATCGAGTGGGGTGGCGATTGGAAATCATTCCGTGATGGCCCGCACTATCAACTGCCATGGGCCAAGTACCCTTAATAGGAGAGAGCAATGGAAGCAAGTCCCAACATCATGATGATCGTTCGCTACGCTATTTCGGCTGGCGCTGCCTTCGCTGTCGGCAAGGGCTGGATTGGCGCGCCTGCTCAGGGCGCTGTTGTTGACGGTCTGGTCCAGCTTGTCGGCGTCCTGATCGCGGTTATCCCGCCAGTATACGCGGCACTGAAGATTGATAACACGCCTAAGACATGACGGCGATTCTAGTCCTTGTCGGCGGTGTCGCAGCCATTGTCTTTCTTGTCTGGATGCTCGCAAGAGCGAGCCGGAATGAGGGACTGGCTGAGGCCCGCCGCAGAGAGGCGCAGGCGGATGCAGAGGCGACACGAAAGGCGGCTAAGGTTGTGGTTGAGCATCGCTCTGACGATGCCACTGCTGACCGGCTGTCAAACGGTCGCTTCTAGTCGGTGTCCTCCTTTGGTAGAATATCCTGTCGCGGTCCAGCGGCAGGCGGCTCAAGAGTTTCGGCAGGCAGGGCCGAATGTGAGAATTTTGGTGACGGATTATGGTAAGCTGCGAGATGCTTGCCGGGTATTGGAAGGTCGGAAGTGATGGCGGACAATAGTTTGGAACGCGAAATCGGTTCGCTTATCACTCAAATCGAGGTGCTTAATCGCGAAATGAAGGAACTCAAGGCTGACGTAAGAGAGTTGAGAGAAGAGTTTTCTTCAATCAAGGGCGGCGGTCGTGTTATGATGGGGATAGCCGCTTTTCTTGGCTCTGGCATGACCTGGGGTCTTACACAACTGTTTGGGAAGCACTGATGCCTCTTGCTCCTCTGAATATACCTCCTGGCGTTGTTAGGGCCGCAACCCCATTGCAGGTCAAGGGGCGCTGGTATGACGCCAACTTGATACGCTGGCGGTCTGGGAAACTTTTGCCGGTTGGGGGGTGGGAGCGAATCACTGACACCCCGCTGCCGTCTACTGTCAGGGGCATTTTTACGTGGTCAACAAATGACAACATACAACTTGCCCTGTTGGGCTTAAGTTCTGGTCTTTACGTTCTTGATGCCGATACTTACACCAATATCACCCCAAGCGGCTTTACTGGAGAAACGACGGGCCTTAGCGGAGCCTATGGGGCAAGCGATTATGGCGATCTGTATTACGGCCTTGATGACCCTGTTTATACGATTTCTACGGCTATAAGGTCATCAGATATAGTTACGATCACAACTTCAACTACCCATCAATTTCAGACTGGAACGTCTGTTGTTATTGCTGGAGTAACTGAATCCAGTTTTAATGGAACAGTTACAATCACAAGAACAAGTGGCAATACATTCACATATCCCCAGACAGCAGCGGACGATTCATCATCTGGAGGAACAGCTTCATTAAATCCTGCTGATATTAGGCCTGAGTCTTCAGCCTTTATCCCGGCATTTTCGTGGACATTTGATAACTGGGGTGGCGATGTCCTTGCTGTTGCATCAAGCGATGGACGCCTGCTTCATTTTCAAGATGGTGAAGACGAGGCGCATCCTGCTGGGACAGAAGAAATCATCTCTGGTGATCGAGTTAGTAATGTAATTACATTCACAACCGACAAAAATCATGGTTTTACTGTTGGTGATACTGTTATTGTCACAGGAAATACAGAAGGTACCTTTAATGATACATTCACCATAGCAACGGTCCCGACCCTTGATACATTTACTGTAAATGACCCTGGATCAGATACAACAGGAACTGGAGGCATGGCTGCGATTGATCCTCCTGTGCCTGTTAATAATCGCGCCGTAATTGTAACTCCTGAACGTCATGCCGTTCTGTTGGGCGCTGGAGGCAACAAGAGACGAGTTGCTTGGTCTTCTCGTGAAGATTATGCCGATTGGAATTTTGCCTCGACAACTAATACGGCTGGTTACCTTGACATCGACACATCGAGCCAGATTGTTATGTGCGCTCCTGTTCGAGAAGGCACACTGATCTGGACGAAGGATGAGGCGTGGCTCATGCGCTATATCGGTTTGCCATACGTTTATGGTATCGACCGGATTGGCTTTGGTTGCGGACTTCTTTCGCCAAAATCGTTTGCAACATATGCAGGACGTTG